GTCACGCCATAGTCAAAAGTTTATTTTATTTTCGAGGGTTTGTGCGATGGGACATCTGGAAAATTGCAACCTGGAGGTCGAGTGGAAAAGTCTGGATGAGATTCGACCTTACGAGAATAATCCGCGCAATATCCCAAGGCGTGCGATTCGAGCAGTGGCGGATTCGATTCAGCGTTTTGGCTGGCGTCAGCCGATTGTTGTGGATCGTGAAGGTGTCATTGTGGTTGGGCATGTTCGCTATGAGGCAGCCAAACATTTGGGCCTGGCCAGTGTCCCTGTTCATGTCGCAGACTTCACGCCTGAGGAAGCCAAGCTGTATCGCTTGATCGACAATCGCACATCGAATTTGTCGTCGTGGAACATGATGAAACTAGACATTGAGTTGAAAGATGTTCAGGAGTCGATCAAGCGCGGGCTGACGATTGACTTAGACTTGTTTGGTTTCAATAAGGAGATAAGGCAGCTAAAAAACTACTCACTGGACACGACAAAAATTTTTTATGAGCCACGCGGGCCTAAGCCTGAAGTTAGTGAGTTGTATGATGCGACTGAGGCGGAGAAGTTGCTCGAGGAAGTTAGGAAAGTTGAGGACGCAGAGTTGAGGCGTTTTCTCGAGTACTCAGCGATTCGGTTTGTTCGCTGGCGCTTTGATAAGATTGCTGAGTACTATGCGCACAGCGATGACAACGTGAAGGCAATTTTTCGCCGTTTGGCGCTGGTGATCGTGGACTTTGACGAGGCGTTGGAGCGTGGTTGGGTGAAGTTGACCAACCGTGTCTTCGAGTTGTTACGGGAGGCTAACCGTGTCAAGTCTGTTCAGGATACCGAGGGCAAGTCATGACAAGCGTGGCGTGTTTATCATATCGTATCGCCGTGCTGACAGGGTAATGACCTGGACAATGTTGAAGCGTTTCCACTACACCGGTGACAGGTTTGTGGTAGTGGCAACGGACGACCCAGAGTTAGAGGAGTATCGTCAGCGTTTTCGTGATGACCTGATTGAGTACAACCGCGAGTTGGTCGATTGCGATTACTGCGACAACTTGCCGCGCGACAACACCTATCCGTCTCCCCTGGCTGTCCGCAATGTTTTGTGGGACGTTGCGGCTGAGTTAGGTTGGACACATTTTCTTGTTCTCGATGACGACTACAGTAGTATATCTGGGTCGTTGGCATGGCGTCTTGTGTCACACGAGAGGTCACTTGTTGAGGACTTGTCGAAATTCCCAAACTACTTGGATCGTCTGTTCGCTATATTCTGGGACTTTCTGGACGATTGCCCAAATGTGATGTGTGTCTGCATGGCGCAAACCGGCGAGTTTGCGAACAACGAGTTTCGCAAAGTTATGCAGACATTTTTTCTGAGGACCGACAGGCGCTTTGACTTTGTGGCACGTGGCAACGATGATGTTTCAACCTACTATGTGCACGGTCTGATGGGGAAGTTGTTTCTTCAGAACTACACCTGTGTTGTAAAACAGATGAAAACACAGCGTAATCCCGGTGGCCTGACAGACTACTACAAGATATTTGGCACGTACGCGAAGTCGTTCTACACCTTCATGCAGTGGCCAGGGAATTGCCGCGTGTCGTTTGTCACCCTGGTTGGCAGGTTACATCATCTGATATTCAAATACAGTTATCCTGAGATATTGAGATCAGTGTATGCATGAAGATGGGACTGTTGGTATATTTGACTGGAGCCTCAATGTTCAAGAGTTGTATGACGACTTGCTAGACAATTATCCAAATGTTCAGATGAGTGAACAAGACTTCATCGCTCTGTTGAAGCGTGCGCTGGACGAGTATTATCGAGATGACGATGAGGTGCCAGCGATGCTCTTGCTTGCTGGCCTGATACGACTGTATCAGGGAAAAACATGATCGTGTGCTGTTATGGCTGATGCGACACGCTTTCCATTCGATACGCTTTTCCGCCTAGTCAATTCGACTGAATTTGGGAACGTAATCGATCGGCGACTGTTTCGACTCATGCGAGATATCTCGGGCATGTCGTTTCTAGCCACAGCAGACGGTAAGTACGTTCACCTGTATCGCTTCATCCTCTGGGTGTTGGCTGAAGTCGCACGTGGCAGAAACTTGTCAGCCATCGACGCCGAGATACAGGCCAAACGCTATGAACGACACCGCGACAACATGGCGCTCAGGATCAAGTCGATGTCGCAAATATCGCGCGACATTGCACCAACTATGCCTGAGCGCACAGATGTTGAAGGTTATGTTCGAGCACGCCAGGACTTCCGCTTTTTCTGCGAGCATTTTCTCTCGTCAGTCTTTTATCTGAGGTGGTCCCGTGATCACCTTCGCGCCATCGAAAAGATCGAGCGTGCAGTCCTGTCAGGCGGTCAATTCGCATTTGCGATGCCGCGTGGCAGTGGCAAAACTGTGCTGAGTATCGCTGCATGCCTGTGGGCAATCCTCTACGGTCACCACGAATTCGTTGTGCTCATCGGATCAGATGAAGAGCATGCCATTTCGATGCTCGACACTATCAAAACCGAGTTGGAGACGAACGACAAACTGCATGCGGCATTCCCTGAAGCCACACATCCGATTCGGTGTCTGTCGGGAATCACCAAGCGCTCGCATGGCCAGTTGTTTCGTGGCGAACGCACGCACATCGAGTGTACTGCTAACTCGCTGACACTAGCTACGATTCCTGGCGCAGCTTGCTCTGGTGCTGCCATTCGTGTGTCAGGGATTACTGGCCGTATCCGTGGTATGACGTTCCATCGACCTGATGGTCGAACTGTCCGACCATCACTGGTCGTGATCGATGATCCGCAAACTGACGAGTCGGCACGTTCACCCACACAATGCGCCATGCGTGAGAACATTTTGAATGGCGCCATCCTGGGCCTGGCTGGCCCGGGCAAAAAGATCAGCGCGATCATGCCTTGCACAGTCATCTATCCCAACGACCTGGCCGACCGCATCCTCAATCGCGACCTGCATCCTGAATGGTCGGGTGAACGCATGAAGATGCTTTATGCTATGCCGGAAAACCTAAACCTGTGGTACGAGTACAAACGCATACTCGACGAGTGTCTAGCCAGTGGCAGTAGCATCGAAAAAGCAAACGAATTTTATCAGGCACATCGTGAGGAGATGGACCGTGGCGCAGTTGTGGCCTGGCCCGAGCGATTCAACCATGACGAGTTGTCAGCGATCCAGCATGCCATGAATCTGTGGCTTCGTGATGACCGCTCATTCCAATCCGAATATCAGAACACACCAGTCCTCGACAATGCTGGCGCAGAAGAATATCACCTGAATGCATCGCTGTTGTCGAAACGTCTGAGCATGCAACCGCGTGGTGTAGTGCCAGCTGGCTGCACTACACTGACCGCCTTTATCGACTCGCATCAGAACGCAATTTACTACCTAGTCTGCGCCTGGACTGAGACTTTCGATGGCTATGTGATCGACTATGGAACGACGCCAGAGCAGTCGGTTAGCTACTTCTCACTTCGGGAGATTCCAGTCACGCTGCAGTCGTACTACAACACAAATTCTGTTGAGACGATGGTGTCGCGTGGTATCGCTGAGACAATCGAAAAGCTGATGTCGAGATCATATCCAGTGGCTGACAGCAATGCTACGTTGAAGATTGAGCGCTGCCTCGTGGACGCAAGCTGGGGCGCTATGACAGATGTCGTGTACAAGACCTGTAAGGATAGCGTTTATGCCGCGTCAGTATTCCCATCGCATGGCAAGTATGTGGGAGCATCGTCTAGGCCTATGAACGAATGGTCGAAAGGTGGCGCTGCGCGTGTGGGACTACACTGGCGAATCCATCTTCGTGAACGTGGCATTCGGCATGTCGTCTTTGACACAAACTTTTGGAAGTCGTTTGTGTACTCTCGCTTGGTGACAGAACGTGGCCAGTCTGGTACGCTTTTCATATTCGGGACCAATGCTGCAGCACATCGGTTGTTCTTCGATCACCTGCTCGCCGAGTACTTTGTTCCAGTCGAGTCGCGAGGCAGAATCGTCAACGAATGGAAATTGCGCGCCAGCAATGACGACAACCACTGGTGGGACTGCTTGGTGGGCGCTGCAGTGGCCGCATCAATTCAAGGCGTCTCGCTGCCCGAACATGCCGAAAAGAGAAAGCGCGAGAAAGTGAATTTCGCCCAGTGGCAACGTGAAGCCAGGGCCAAGTATCTGAGGGCATATGCACCGTGATGACGCACGCAAAGCGCGCCGGCAATACGGCATCGAGTGCCCAAAGTGCGGCTGTGTCGATAGCCGAGTGTACTATGTGCGCCGGCGCTACCGTTGCATCATTCGCGTGCGCATCTGCCGTGCCTGTGCAAGACGTTGGGTCACTGTTGAGAGACTGTCAGGGTCAAAGTGATTCCACCAATGGAATCACTTTGACCCTGTGACACTCATGGCCAAAACGCCATGCGTTACAATGCGTCTTAGTGAATGAGGAGACACGACTATGCCTGACGACAACAATAGCCTGGAGCAGACGATCCGTCAAGCCGCTGCTGAAGCCAGTGAGGTTTCGACTTCAATTGGCACAGTGAAGCAGCGGACGCTACAGGAGTTGATCGAGGCGGACCGATATTTACGCTCGCTGGAGGTAGTCCAGAAGCCTGCCCGAGCGCTTCGATTCATTCGCTTGATTCCCAACGGTACAGTATGATCGGCTGGTTTAGGAAACTACTGGGAACGAAAAAGCGCACGTCGGCAAGATTCGTGCGCGTGCCGCTCAATGTGCGGGCTAAGTATGACGCTGCCATGACGACGGAGGAAAACCGTCGCCATTGGGCCAACGTCGATTACTTGTCTGCCAACGCGCTCAATTCCCCTGATGTTCGCAGTACTTTGCGCGCACGTTCTCGCTACGAAGTGGCGAATAACTGCTATGCTTTTGGCATCGTGATGACGAAAGCCAACCACATCGTTGGCACTGGACCGCGACTGCAAGTTCGCTTTGAGTCGAAGCTGCTTTCGGATCAGATCGAGACATCGTTTCGCCGCTGGTATGATCGCGTAGGCCTAGCTGAGAAAATCTGGACGGCCACGGTCGCCAAAATTCAAGATGGCGAGTCGTTTCTCATCGCAGTCACCAACCCATTCATTGCAACCGATGGAGTACAACTAGACTATCGCCTGGTCGAGTGCGATCAGGTGACTACGCCGTTCTGGTCGCCTACGCCTGAGCAGCCTGTCGATGGTGTCATCTTCGATGCCTATGGCAACGTGCAGGCTTATCACGTACTCAAGGAACACCCTGGTGATGCCACGCTGGTATCGAGCCGCTTTGACTACGATGTGGTGCCGGCTGAGCAGGTGATTCACATTTACACGAAGTATCGACCTGGCCAGGCCCGCGGCATTCCTGAGATTACGCCAGCGTTGCCACTGTTTGCACAGCTAAGGCGCTACACGCTGGCTGTGCTCTCGGCTGCTGAGACGGCTGCAGACTTTGCGGGCATCCTTTACACAGATGCTCCGCCTGGTGGCGAGGCCATCGAGGCTGAGGAATGGGTACCAGTCGAGCTGGAGCGGCGCATGCTGGTGACTATGCCAGCCGGCTGGAAAATGGAGCAGCTACGCGTCGAGCAGCCATCGACAACGTATGGCGACTTCAAGCGTCAGCTACTTTCTGAGATCGCACGCTGTCTCCACATGCCTTATAATGTCGCGGCCTGCGACAGCAGCAGCCATAATTTCTCATCGGGTCGGCTCGACATGACGAGTTACTTCCGCTCCATCGCCATCGAGCAGGCCAATCTTCGCCGCACTGTTCTGGACCGCATCTTTTACACGTGGCTGCGTGAATACTTGTTGGCCAATGCTTTGCCGCTGTCACTGGAAAACGAGATCGAGACGGCGTGGTTTTGGGATGGCATGCCAGCGATCGACCCGATGAAGGAAGCCAATGCGGTTGAGACTCGACTGCGCATTGGTGTGACCACACTGGCGCAGGAGTATGCAGCGCAGGGTCTGGACTGGGAAGAGGCATTGCGCCAGCGTGCGCGTGAAGTTGAGCTGATGCGCGAGTTGGGCCTGCCGCTGACAACGGAAGATCAATCGAAACAGACTTCCATTCCTGAAGACGAAAAGGAGGGCGTAGAAGATGAAGAAGTGCCGGCTAACATCTGAAGACTTGCGTATTCGCTTCGCTTCGCCCGAAGACGAAGAAAAAGAGGACGAAGAAGAAGAGGAGACTGTCGATGCCCAAGAAGACGAAGAAGACGATGACGAAGAAGAAACCGACAACGAAGACGACGAAGAAGATGTCGGTGCCCAAAGCGAAGACGAAAGCAGTGACGAAGAAGACGATGACGAAGAAGATGTCTCGGCCCAGGACGAAGAGGACACCGATGACGAGGACGAAGAGCCAAAGCAGGCTGCGGGCGGTATGCCACGATTCCGTGTGCTTGCTTACACCGGAGGAAAAATTCGAGTCTCAGGCTGGCAGTATCCTGTAGTCGTGGACCTGTCTGGACTGGAGATTCCCAGCCAACGAATTCCGGTTCGATTCAATCACGACCCTAACAGTGGCATTGGGCACACCACGAAGATCGCAGTTGTGAAGTCGGCACTGGTCGCTGAAGGTGTGATTTCGCGCTCGACTGCTGCTGCGATGGAGGTGATCGAATCGGCGAAAAAAGGATTCCCCTGGCAAGCATCAGTCGGCCTGTCAGTCGAGGAATACGAAGAGATCGACGAAGACGAAGAGGTCGAAGTCAATGGATCGAAGTTTACAGGACCGCTGATCGTCATTTCGCGATCGATCCTAGATGAGATCAGTTTTGTGGACCTGGGTGCGGATCGAAACACCACGGTTTCAGTGGCTGCGAAAAGGAGAGTGACGATGACAACGAATAGTCATGCCAGTGGCAAAAACGAAACGTCGGCTCGAGCCATCATTGCCCGAGCGAAAGCAGAACGGCGACGCTTAGCTGCCATTCGCGCTTTGATCGAAGAAGCAGCGTCGAGTCGTCATGTGGACATCGAGCTGTTAGAACGCATCGCTGCACGTGCTGAGGATGAAGGCTGGGACGTGCAGCGGACTGAGTTGGAGATTCTGCGCGCGACACGGCCACGTGTCAGGGAGATTGGCCAGCGTCAGAAGACTTACACGCCGGCAGTGATTGAGGCAGCGCTGTGCCTGTCCTGTGGCATTCCTGATGAACGGCTTGCCAAAGATCGCGATTACGGTGAGAAGGTGGTCGAGCAAGCCTGGCCACTGAGACGCCGCGGCTTACTTGGTATGCTCTCGCTGGCGCTAGAGGCATCAGGCGTGCGTGTGCCGTACAACCCTAACGAGCTGTATGACACCATCGTGCAGATGCAACGGACGCCCAACCTGCAAGCGGCTGGCTTTTCCTCGATCAACCTGCCTGGTATCCTCGGTAACGTCGCCAACAAGATACTACTGGAGGCGTTTACTGAACAGCCAGTCACCTACGATCAGATCGCAGCGATCGAGGACTTCTCGAACTTCCACGTTCACAATATCTATCGCTTGGACGCTACGGGATCGTTTGTGCGTGTGCCACATGATGGCGAGCTGCCGCATGGCCAGCTGGTCGAGTCGGCCTACACCAACAAGTTGGATACCTATGGCATGATGCTGACGATTACTCGCCAGCAGATCGTCAATGATGACCTGGGAGCGTTCAAGTCACTGATTGCTCAGTTGGGCCGACGCGCTCGCATTGCGCTGGAACGTGCTCTTTACAACGTCGTGATGGAAGCGACCGATAACTTCTATAGCGCAGCGAATGGCAACCGGTTGACATCGGCGCCGCTGGGCATCGACTCGATTGGTCGCGCTCGCGCCGCGCTTTCCAAGATGCTGGATGCTAACGGTGATCCGCTAGCAATCGAGGGTCAGTACTTACTGGTACCACCCGAGCTGGAGCCGCTAGCACTGCAAATTTACACATCGATGACACTGAATGAAACGACCGACGTGAATAAACCTAAGCCGGTCAACAACCCATACGTGAACCGTTACAAGCCGATTTCGTCTCCGTTCCTGTCTAGTGGTTCGGGTGCTGGCCAGTCGCCTACTACCTGGTACATGATCGCCAACCCGTCGCAGGTGCCAGCGTTCCAAGTTGCATTCCTGGAGGGTCGGCGTGCACCAACCATTGAGACTGCAGATACGGAATTCCGCACACTGGGACTGTCGATGCGAGCGTATTGGGACTTTGGTGTCGCACGCATTGATCCGCGTGGCGCCATCAAGGCGACAGCGTAATGCTAGGGAGGTGATAGCATGAAAGCGATTTACGTTGGTGTTGGTGATTCGATCCCTTATGTTCCCAGCAGCGATGTACCGGCTGGCGAGGTTGTCTCGTTTGCTGGTGATCGTGTGTATGGGATTACGCGCAGTCCTATCCTGGCGGGTGAGTTGGGATCGCTGGCAACGGTAGGCGTTTTCGACCTGGCCAAAGGCAATGATAGTTTCGCAGTCGGAGACGAGGTTTTCTGGGACAAGACCAACAAAGTTGCAGTCAAGACTGCTGGAGCCAATCGCTTCCGAATTGGCCTGTGCTACCGTGATGCGGCTGCAACGGATGCACGCGTGCGAGTGAAGATCGGCTGATATGCCCAAGTATCATGAAGCGCTGGACTGGTTCCACACAACCCTGCGCGATAAAGTTACGCGCAGGGTTGTGTGGGTACGCAATGGCAACGCCTGGGAAGTTAGGGCGGTGCCAGTCGATGGGAATTGGCGCAATTCCTATGCGACTGGCACAGTCCTGTATGCGCAATCGACCAATCGCCAGTGGCTGGTATGGGCAGAAGACCTGCCAGTGGTGCCACAAAGAGGCGATCGCATCATCGAAAATGTGCGTGGCGTCAATGTGATCCACGAGGTGTTGTCTGGTGATGGTGAGCCGGACTGGTCGTGGGCAGATTACGAACACAAGTTTCTGGTAGTCCGCACACGAGTGATTGAAAGTTAGGCAGACACAATGGGCGTAATCACTGACTTGGCCCGACATGTGACGAACGCACTGGCTCGAGCCAGTCTGCCGCTGAGCGCTGAGGTGAGTTTGGACTACCACCCAGTCATCGATGTGGCAGACAGCCGGCTGCTTGTCTCAGTGGTGCCGCGCGAGGTGCGAGATCAGAGTGAATCGAGGGACCGTAAGTCGCTGTACATCACGCTGGAGATCGTAGTCAGGAAAAAGCTGACTGACGATGTGCAGGTCGGGATCATGATCGATTACATCGAGGCATTGATACGCGAGTTGGAGGGGATGGGACTACCAAGCGGCTATCTTGGCTTGGGTGTCGCTGCATCGCCGCTGTACTTCCATGAGTATTTGGACACGCATAGGCTTTTTGTGAGCACGGTTAGCTGTGAGTATGTTTACTTGGTGTAGCGGTCATGCTGTCAGTGTCGCTTTCATTAGCTAAGGATAGTTTTTTTGATCGCTCCAAGGTGATGCGCGCGGTGGAGCGTGGGCGTCGCAAAGCGTTGTCACGCTATGGCGCGTATGTGCGCAAGATCGCCCAAAACAGCATGAAGCGGCGCAAAGGAGTAGCGCCGCCAGGTATGCCACCGTATGCTCACACGGGCTTGCTCAAGCGGCATATTTACTTCACCTATGACGCGGCCAAGCAAAGCGTGGTGATCGGGCCGATCCTGATCAAGGCAGGATCGGTTGTGCCATCGCTGCTCGAGTACAGCGGGACCATTGGGAAAAAGGTTTACGAGGCTCGGCCTTACATGCGACCTGCTCATCGTCAGGGCCTGGCCAAACTGAGCGACTTCCTCAAAGACTTCGTGACAGGGGGATGACACTATGGCCACACGACGCGGAATGGACGCAAAACTGTTTGTCGAAATGACTGAAAACACGTTCCAGGAAGTTACGACGGTTCGCAATGTTACTCTGACGACTGAGGACGCAGAAGCAGATGCGACAGCGCGTGGTAATCTAGGCTGGCGCGTGATGATTCAGACACTTCGCACGCTTTCTGTCGAGGTGGAAACGATTTGGGATGTCGAGTCGGCGCCGCTTATGAAACTGGTCAAGGCACACAGAGACCGCACTCCGGTTCGTGTGCGTGTCTTGGACGCTGCAAACGGCGCTGGTGTTGAGTTTGTGGCCGTGGTAACTGTGGTCAGGAGACAGGAACCGCTTGAGGAAGTCGTGACCGCAACGCTGACGCTCAAACCTGCACCGGTTCCAACGGTGCCACAGTGGCTTGGACTACCTGACTAACGAGTGAGGAACGGCCATGCGCACGATTACGGACTTGTTTGGGCGTGTTTGGACGATCAAACTGGACTGCAAACGAGCGATTTCGATACGCACAACGTGCGGAGTTGACCTGCTTTCGTTCAAAAACGTTGATAAACTGTTCACAACGCTGCTTGAAGACTTCTCAATCGCACTCAAAGTCGCTTGGGAGATGCTCGAACCGGCGGAAAAACGGCCAGAATTCGAGGAGTTTTCGACTTATTTTCGTGGTGACAGCCTAGAGACACTGATCGAGGCCGTTTTCCAGGAGTGTATCGATTTTTTCCCGTTCGAGAAGATGCGGAAAGCGTTGCGAGCTGGCTGGGAGCGCAGCCGAAACGAGCTGGAGAAGGCGTTCCAGACGATCGAGGAGAAGTTTCAGAACGAGCCGCTGCCGACTACGAGCGGTTGATCTTTGTTTATGCAGGCATCTTGGGCGTCGAGCCGTGGAGTTTTACGCTGCGCCAGCTGTTCATGATGGTGCAGGCCCGTTTGATCTCGGACTGGAACATGTTCTCGGCGCTCATGTCGTTGATCGCAAATTGTCACCGAGACAAACGCTACGCTCCCGAATTCACGCCGGATCATTTTCATCCTCTAGTGCAGTCCAGAGTCGAGTCTGAGAAGATTACGGTGCGTGAGTTTTACGAGTTGTTGACACGAGGTTGTCATGGCGAGCGCAGGGGAGATTAGGGCGGGCAGGGCGTTTGTTGAGTTGGCGCTGCGTGATAACAAATTCACGCAGGCGCTGCAAGCCATATCGCAGAAGTTGGCCAACTTCTCGCAGTCGCTGCTTCGCATCAGTGCGCAAGTTGGTGCTATTGGCCTGGGCCTGGCCGGTGCGTTTGGCAAAGCGTTGTCATCGTTTGCATCGACTGGCAACGAGCTGCAAAAGATGTCGGAACGCACGGGCCTGTCGGTGAAGCTACTGAGCGAGCTGGCCTATGCAGGAAAAGTTGCTGGCTTCGAGCTGGGCGTTGTTGAAGATGCCGCGAAGAACATGCGAGAGGCGCTCTCGCAGAAAAATGTCGGCGAGCGTGTGCTCATGGCCGACATGACGCAGCAATTCGAGGCTGTGCTCAGATACTTGGCATCGATTGAAGACTCGACCAAGCGGACAGAAGCAGCAATTGAGATATTCGGCAGGACTGCTGGACCTGTCTTGGCCACCTACTTGAACAGTGGTGCACGTGGCATCGAGGCGCTGCGTAAGGAGGGACAAGCGCTTGGTATCACATGGACAGACGAGCAAGCGAAGTTAGCAGCAAAAACTACTCAGGCCTGGACGCAGATTCGAGAAGTGATTGGTTCAGTTAGCGATGTCATAGGTGAGACAGTGGCACCGATTTTTCAGATGGTCGCTGACAGTTTAGTGCCAGCGATTGTAAACTTGCGCCAATTCGTTGATCGCAATCGCGAGTTGATCGTGACGATTGTGGGTGTGACGGCTGGCCTGATTGCTTTCTCAGCAGTGGTTGCTGGTGTGGGCATTGTGCTGTTTGGTGTTGTGGTTACGATCAAGACAGTTTTGGCTGTGCTTTCACTTCTGGCGACAGCTATTACTGCGCTCTTGTCTCCGATTGGACTGCTGGTAGCAGCCACTGGTGGGTTGATTGCGATCTGGGCCACGCAGACAGAGACTGGCCGCAAGATGTCAGAGGACCTAACGCAGTCGTTCCAGCAGATCAAAAGCGAATTCATGGATGCCTGGGATGCTATCGTCTTGTCGGTCAAGTCTGGTGACTTGGAAAGCGCATTCGAGATACTGGGCAATGCAGTGGATCGCCTGTGGCGTGGTATTATTGTGGGCCTGCGCCAGAAGTGGAACGAGTTTGTGGACTGGATTGTAAATTCGCTCAGACGCAATCCCTGGATATTGCCGCTTGTTGGTGCAGTGGCTGGTGGCATGATTGCGGGGCCATGGGGCGCGCTTGCTGGTGGACTCATTGGCCTGGGCGGCCAGTTGGGTCTTGAGTTATTCCACGAGGATATAAAAGATGCGTTGAAGGTGGACCTGACCGAGGCGAATCAAAAGTTGATCGAGTCGCAGGAGCGATTGCGCCAGTCGATCGAAAAGGCGAATCAAAAGCATAGAGCCGCACCGCCACCGCCAGTAGTGCCACCGCAAGCCAGTAGCCAGATGAAACCGGACGAGTTGAAACAGTACCTGACTAGCGCACGCGGTCTTTTCGTGGCCACGCGTGCGATGGCGCAGTTGTACTACGACACGAAGCGCGAGGAGACGAATAGTTTGCTTAGGAATATCCTTGATGAGGTGCGACGAGTCAAGCAGCAAGTGGAAAACGGTATGAGGGTGGATTGACATGCCGGTGACATTGGTCGAAATGGCGGATTCTCGCCAGGTGTCGGTGAGCACCGAAGATGCGAAAATTACGTTTCGCTTTCTCGCTTTTGGCTCAATGAACGAGGGTGAGATACTAGCGGCGACGTATGCACAGACGCCGCCAGTGTATCAGGGACTCATACGCTCTGAAGTCAATGTCGAGCCGTTCGAGAAAACTGATGGCGTCTGGAATGTCACGGTCACGTATAAGCCAACAAGTCGATCAGGCACTGACACGCCAGTAGGTGAACAGCCTAGTCCACCGCGTGGTGGTGGTGGGGCGGGCCAGTTGGTTGGGCCATCGTTTTCGGTCGATCTGGTTGGTGACACAGTCAAAATCACGCAGTCGATTCGTACTACGGGAAACGTAGCGCCTGGTGGAGTGTTGTTTGGGGTAAACCTGCGCGTCGTGGGACAGAACGTGGTAGTGCCAGATGCGATTGTCAATCAAGCGATGGTCGGTGCCACGATCTTTGTGGTTGGTGGCCCGCGCCAGTGGCGCTATGGTGGATACATGATCATAGCTGTTGATGTGAACCAAAACACCTTGACGCTTGATGCTATGCCGGCGCCAGTCGGGACGAACAATGGTGTGTGGCAAATGCCTACGCCTGGGCCCAGCTATCAACGAGCGATTGGTGTGACTGAGAACAGTGTCGAAGGCTGTGATGTCTATGTGCCGCGTTTCGAGTGGTCAGTCACATATCAAGCGAACACGTTGACGTGGGACTATCTGATGAGTGTGTGGCGCTTGGTCGGACGCAAAAACAAAGATCGCTTTTACGGGGCCAATCCTGGCGAAGTGCTTTATCTTGGCATGAACGGCTCATACTCGGTGAGCGATCGCTGGTCGATCACGCATAAGTTTAGCGTGATCCCAAACGAATGGAACGTCAAAGTGTCAGACGATATTGTGATTCCGATCAAACGAGGTTGGGACTATCTTTGGGTGCGGTACAAGAGAATCGTTCAAGACAACACGGTGATGCATGTGCCGGCGGTCGCTTATACTGAGGAAGTAATCCCAGATGGCGACTTTGCGCTACTCGGGATAGGGAGCTGACTATGGGTGACGACTATCGCAAGTTGTTTCCTGGTGATCCGGTTGGTCGTGTGTTGTCAGCGAATCGGATCAACATGATGATCGATGCGTCAAAGTTTACTCGCATGCTGCATCGTGTTGAGCATGGTGTGAAGGGGCTGACGTTTGAAGAGCCGCTACCCGCGTTGACTGTGTATGCGACAGGCCTGGTCACAAATATCGGTGCTGTGATTGGCCTGACAGCGCCGCAAGGTTGGAGGGGACCGGTCGAGGAATGGATCGCAGAAGCGCAGAGGAAGCCGATTTTTCTGGCGTCTTCACCTGCACGTGGCCAACCGTTTGGCATTGCAGTCGATCCGTCGAACGACTTGAACGAAGTATTTCGGGTTGCTGTGTCTGGACTGGCGTTTACGTTTGTGAAGCGACCGGCTGACGACATGGACCTGTATGAATACGCAGATGTGATTGACAACGAATATGGTGGCTTGTTATCGGTTCCGAATGGACCGGCTCGAGTGATTGCGTCGAGGCCACATTCAGGGCTTTGGTATTTGGCGCTAGTGCAGTTGGATGCACGCGACCGACAGGAGATTGTGTTGGTGACAAGCAATGGTCAATCCGGCGGCGGCTCAAGCGGACTTCAAAGCGGATATGTGCAGCGATACGTGAACGGTGTGTGGGTCGATGCTTTCGAGTGTTACGTACTAGACTTGAACGGCTAACATGGCGCTCAAACCTGGACGATATATCGCGCATTTTCTCGGACTGGCACCTGATGGTAAGCCGATTTATGCGGCGTATTGCTGCGTACCGGACGTGCAGTCAGATTCTGACTTACCGAGTTTCGTGTCGGTATCCGAGTCAACTTCGGATTCGATGGTATCGTGGGATAGCTATCCACCGTCGAGCTATCCTGATTCGGGTGGAAGCACTCCAGGTGGCGGCGGTGGCATTCCGTGCACGGATTGCCTAGCTCGCCTGTGCGTAGTGCGTGACGAGATGGGCCGCATCGTGGACATTTACTATTACACGGACAGCGGTGACTATGTGCGCGTACCCGACTGCGGTTATTACGGATCAGGACCGTCCAGCGGCAGCGCTAGCGTACCTTCTAGTGACGGTGGTGGTGGCGGCGGCGGTGGAAGCGGTGTTTGCTGTCCGCAAGACGGCAGCGAGTACGTACTCGAGTACGATTTCGTCGTATTCGGTAATCGCTACGTCGGAGTAGGAGGTAGTGCTCTTTGGCTAGGCGGGTTCTGGCAGAACATGTTCCGAGGCTTTGGCGCGCCGTGTAATCCTGGGCCACCACCTAGCTATCTCGGGATTTTCGCTACGTTCACTTGCATCCAGAATAGGCTGGAAGTCAGTGATCTTACGCTATACTGTGGTGTGGTCTATTGCGGCCTGGTTACTAGCGACTTCGATATAACTGTCACCGGTTGTCCTTTCAATCCCACATTTTATCTTACGATTCGGCCTGGTCGTTGCGCATCGGGTTCATTCGTACTTAGGCCAGCCTAAGTGGTGGAAACATGTTTGACGATCCGCTTCCAGAACCGGTCAATCCCAAGCGTGCTGCAAACTGGCACATATGCCCGAATGTTGTTCGAGCGCATCGTGATGCGCTGGAGCGTGTCATCGACCTGGCAGCGCAAGAGGAGTATCCGGAAGGCGATGAAGAGGGTGAATTCGCAGTTATCATCGCAGGCGGTGGCAAATACTGGCTGGGCGCAGCGCTGTGTTGTCACATGCTGAGGCACTACGGCTATAACGGTGTGATCGAAGTCTGGCATGGACACCATTTTGACAGCGAGCCAGTGGAGCCGAAGATAGTCGATGGTCTGAATGTTCGCATCGTGAACGCGTGTGAGGTCATGCAGAGGAGTAAACCGCGCATTGTGGACGGCTATGGCGCAAAGATTCATGCGATCAGGAATTGCCGCTATCGCAGGATACTGTTTTTGGACGCAGATGCCTATCCAGTGTCAGCGATTGGGCAGCTGGTGGAGTATGCACGCAAGTATCCGCTTTGCTATTGGATTGACTTCCCGCATATGGCGCTCAATCTGAAGTGGTCCAAACTGGTGGACGAATTTCGACATGTGCCGCAGGTACAGGGCGGGCAGTTGTTGATCGACCGGCAGAAGGCCTGGCAGGCTATCTTGATTGCGGACTGGCTGTGCCAGCATAGCGATTTTTACTTTCGCTACTTCTTTGGCGATCAAGATGCGATTCGCTTGGCGCTGGGCGTTACGCAGGTCGAGCATCGAACGATTGAAAATGTGAGGTGGGTACCGCCAGCAATTGTGTGTTCGTTTCAAGGTGGGTCGGTCATTGTTCATCGTGTCGCAGCGAAGCCATTCCTGACCAAAGATATTCGCAACCGACGTGATGTGTTTGGTTACTACCCGCGACTGCCGGAGGAAAACACAGTGTACACTAAGTTTCAAACGCTTTATAAAGCATTAGACAATAACGACATCATTGAAAACTACAGGAAGTTATACGAGGCGAATGTCTGGGACCATGCGAAGTGCGAGGACTTTTTTCCTCATGGTCGAACGCTTGAGTATGTCAACCTGGTGACGCTGGTGATTCGAGCATCACGAGCGAAGACGGTATTGGACCTAGGTTGTGGCCCGGGCTGGATTACTGAGGAGATCGCACGCAGATGCCAGGCCAGTGTCACTGGCATAGACTTGTTACCACTGTGGTCAGGTCGCAGCAGTTACGCATGCGAGTTTCGACAGGCGGATATTCGAGAAGTCGATAAGCTACCGCAGGCCGATGTCGTACTGTGCAAAGACGTACTGCATCACTGGCCTAACGTTGACATTGTTCGCTTCCTGAGCGCATACTTGAAACGTGATGACTGGCATGCGCTGATCGTGACTAACGATAGTCACCAACTTACAGATGACACGTGGCATGGTGGTTACAGAGCGCTCAGTCCAGAACGCGAGCCGATGAAAGCATTTTCACCTTGGCAAAAATTCCACTACGCCCACAAGTCGATACTCATCAAATTCCGTAGCGCTTGACTGGAACGGTGTGTTGGTATATTTTTCTCTTGCCATGATTTTTCCTTACGGGAGGGTAAGGCATGAACAGTCGTATTGTTCGAGGCAAAGAGTCGAAACCGCCGCGATTACTTCTCTATGGCACCGAGGGCATCGGCAAAACTACATTTGCTGCTGGTGCGCCTAAACCGATCTTCATCCTGACTGAGGACGGATTGGGCGAACTGGAAGTTGACCGCTTTCCGCTCTGCGAAGACTTCGAGTCGGTGCTAGGACATTTGACCTGGCTGATCGATGGTGCGCATGACTACGAGACGGTTGTCATCGACAGTCTGGACTGGCTAGAGCGGCTCATTCACGATCACGTCTGTGCGCAAAACAATGTCGATACGATCGAGCGTGTAGATGGTGGCTATGGTCGAGGGTACTTGGCTGCACTAGCACAGTGGCGCAAAGTACTTTCGTTTCTGCAAAAGCTACGAGATGAACGCTCCATGATCGTGCTGCTGATTGCGCATGCGAAGATTGAGCGTTTCGAGGACCCGGAGACGCTGGCTTATGACCGATATATGCCAAGACTGCATCGTTCAAGCGCTGCGCTGGTGACGGAATGGTGCGATGCTGTGTTTTTCGCGCACTGGCGTTTTGCGCTTCGTGTCGAGCAGGGCACGTTTGGCAAGTCGAGGAATATCCCCCTGTCAGGGCCAAACGCTGACAGGGTGATGCGTGTGTCGGGTGGTCCGACATGCGTGGCTAAGAACCGGTACGGCCTGACAGGCGAGCTACCGCTGGAATGGAATGCGTTTGCTCGCGCTGTCGTAAAGGAGGGTTAGTGCGATGGTTCAGATCGGCGATTTTGACGCGTCGGGAGTGTCACTGCCTGGAGTATTGCCGGAAGGCGAGTATGTGGTATCGATCGCCAACACGGCGCTTATGCCCAACCGCAAAGGAAACGGGCAGCACCTGTGGATCGAGTTTGTGGTCCAGCAGCCGGCGCAATACTTTGGTCGCGCTGTATCGGTGCGCCTCAATCTTTATCATGACAACCCGATGGCAGTCGAGATGGCGCGAGCCGAGCTGGCAGCGATATGCCGAGCGGCTGGTAGGATACGCATCCAGGATACACAGGAATTGCATGGCAGGATGATTCGCATACTAGTGCGCCATGAGGTGACATCACAGGGCAGAAAAGTGGCTAGGCCAGTCGAGTATCTGGAGTATGTTGGTCCGGGCGCATCAGTAATGCAGTCGATGCCACAACAGCCTAAGAGCAATCCTGAGAATGCATGGCGACGCAATACTTGAAGTCGAGTTGCCGTATCCGCCTTCGGTCAATCACTACTGGCGCTATGCCCGTGGCCGGTTTTACATATCGCCGGCAGGGCATAGCTATCGTGAGGCAGTAGCTGCTGCTCTTTTCGGTTGCGAAAAGCTAACTGGTCCGGTCGCGCTGGAGATTGAGGTGTATCCGCCGGACAGGCGCCGGCGCGACCTAGATAACATCCTCAAAAGCGTACTCGATGCTCTTGAGTACGCTGGCGCTTTCGATGATGACGCCCAAGTGGCGTCTATTTTTGTGCAACGCAAGGAAGTCGTGAAGGAGGGCAGGTGTCGTGTTCGACTACGAAAAATTACTCCATGCAGCAATACGATACGCTGAGTTAGGGTATGAAGTTTTCCCTGTTGCACCGAACGAGAAAAGGCCGCTGACCGAGCATGGCGTCAAAGACGCAACGAATGACGTTGAGAAAGTAAGGAGTTGGTGGCAGCGCTATCCTCTGGCCAACATTGGCCTGGCTTGCAATGGCTTGCTGGTCGTGGATGTTGATGCTGAGGCGTTGCCATTTTGGCCACAGGAAGCTGAGCATGCGGCAGAGTTGGTGACGTTTGCTGGTGCCATTTCGATGACACCGTCGGGAGGTAGGCACTACTTTTTCCGTGTCCCGCACGGATCGAAATGGCGCTGCTCAGTTGGCAAGATCGCTAGGCATGTCGATGTCAGGACTGATGGTGGTTATGTTGTGGTGCCGCCTAGTCGCATGTTGGAGCG